TGATGGTCGTGGTACTGTAAAGGATCTAGCCAGCGTTGAGTCAACAATCTCTGCACTACGTAACGATCCCAAACGCAACGAAAAGTTAGCAGACTTTGCAGAATACCTAGCAAAAAGTGGGCGCCAAATGCCACAACTAGAACAAAGCGAACATCCCACTGAGTGGTTTAGACACATACAACAAAAGTTAAAATGAAAAGTACTGAATTTATAACAGAATCCCCTCAGTCATGGGCTGCACAAGAATGGATTGATAAAATATACAATCATTTTGCGGACTGGAATTATGGTCGTGGTGATAAAGTTATGGTATGGGGCGAGGGTGAAGATCAACAATTTGCAGTATTTGCACTAAAGCCAAGCATGAGCAAACGTAATGCAGTTGAAGTTGATTGGTTCCAAGCATACCCTTTACGCAGTGGCGTCGGAACCCGTGCAATGAAAAAACTACAAGATATGGCACAACAGGATAACATTACACTGACATTATATCCTTGGGACAAAGGGCAAGTCAGTCAACGAGCACTTACTGGATTTTATAAAAAACAGGGATTTAAACCACAAGCCAAAGGGGCTAAACACATGGCATGGGAACCCGCACAATGAAATATTCAAACGGCTTTATACAGATGCTTACAGAAGGTGCACGTACACCACACCCCGAGGATTTTATATTCCAAGGCAGTGATCAAGCATTGGCAGTTGTAGATGCTATGGCCAATGCAGTCAGTACTCCAGAAAAAGTAACAATTAAATGGGACGGCAGTCCTGCTATTGTATTTGGTCGTAGAACTGCTGACGGTATGTTTACAATGAACTACAAAGAGTACATTGGTAATCCTGGCGGACAAGTCACAAGTGCACAAGAATTAATTCAATACTTTCAACAAAACAACAAGAATATGATTGTTGCTGAAAAGCTGGCTAAAGCATTTAATGCAGTGGGCAGTATTTGCCCCCCAACATTTAAAGGATTTGTTCAGGGCGATCTAATGTGGACCGATCCTGGTACTGATATTGTAGAGCATGATGGAAAATTTGTATTTAAAGCAAATCCCTACGGTGTTACTTATAAAGTAGATGTAGCAAGTCCGATTGGTAAACAGATAGCGGGCAGACAAATTGGACTAGCAGTTCATAGTGCTGGTACTGATATACAGGCCAGTGCTGATACTCCTCTAGTGGGTCGACACACAATGAACGGGCTAGAAGGCTTGACTGGAAGTAATCAATATATCACAGTATTCACAGGAAATATGAATACTAAATTTAAAATGAAGACTCCGGTAAAATTAATTGATGCCGCAAAACGTGCTATTAATAATTTTGCAGTCAAAGGCGGAAATGAATTTTTAGCAGGATTAACAGGCGCTAGTAAATCTACCCTGCAGACATACTACAATAGAAAAGTCAGTAAGCAGGCAGTAGATGGTAATTGGTTGCAGGGTAAACTAACAAAGCCCCAGTTTGCAGTATTTGCCGCAAAAGAAAATAAGCCTATTGTACTAGCATTAGATGAGGTTTATTCAGCAATAACCGCAGTCAAACTAGCACTTTTAGCCGAATTAGAGCCACAAGTTGGTGGTATAGAGCAGTGGGTAACCCCCGGAAAAGATGCGGCACCTATTCCTAAGGGCGAGGGATTTAATATAGATAGTCCTGTGGGCTTTATTAAACTAGTAAACAGGGGCGAATTTAGCGCCGGCAATTTCGCAGGAAGATCATAGGTTTTTTGCAGAAATGCTAAATAATTACATGCAGTCCTAGGACTCATTATTTTTTAAAGGAAAAAGAAAATGGCAATTTTTACAAGAATTAACGGTGACGCATATGGCGTAGTTAACGTTGACGCAGGTCGTTACCCAAGTGGTAATACATACCCAATCAACACAGGTATCGCAGCTCCATTAGTAGCATATAAAGTTACTCTAGCCGCTGGTACTCCAAGTGGTGCATATGGTAATTTGGCAGCTGAATTGACAACTGGTGGTGCAGTTGAGACAATGTTACGCTATATTGAAGGTAACGCTACTATCCTAGCATATCAAGTTGATGCTGGTACATCTGGTGCTGCTCAATTGAGCGTATTGGTAGAGCGTAGTGGTTGGGCTTCTGACACAGCACTACAAACTTTCATTGGAACAGGTGCTGGACAATTTACACCTGCTATTGGTGGTAACATTGGTGCTACTGGTAACATCTGGGTAAGCTCAAACAGTATCACTGTTAGCTCAGCTGGTGGATTGAAGTTAGCTTAATAGTTTTTTAACTATAGCAAAAACCCACTACGGTGGGTTTTTTCTTGACTAAATATTCGCATGCAGGATAACATACAAATTTATACGTTATATACTCTAGTGGATATTACCCCCACTAGAGTAACTCGTGGGATAGATAGTCTTGAGAGAGATCAACAACGTAATTGGGAAACAGTCTTACAGACAGTGGGATTAGTAACACAACCTATAACTCTAATAGATCCCCACTACGTAGAGGTCGACACTAAGTGGACTGAGTTTGGCGAATTTTATGAGGGTGAGCATAAAGTTTGGAGTTGGCGATTTGCTGTAGAGCACAGTGATGTTTTTGCTCGCGGTGAGAATGAAGTCGGAATACTTGAAGAATTATTTGAACAAGTACCTATTATCTGTGGACTAGAAGAAACTGCACGGTTTATGTTGCCCATATTTCATCCCTATGGGGCAATAAAAAACATATACTTTACTAGAAATACATAAAGTAATAAATACTACTTGATGCTCAGGCACCACATAGGCATATATTAAGGCTCACATTAAGGCATATTTTAGAAGCGTCGTATAACCACGAGAACAAAAATGGCCGGAACCGATATTGAAAAGAAAAGCCTGGAGGCGCACGTTGAGTTATGTGCTGAAAGGTATAATAGCTTGGAAACAAAATTAAATAATCTAGAAGGTCGTATGGACAAACTAGAATCGCATCTGTTAGACATCAAAGAGAGTTTAACAGAGAAATCTGATGGTCCATATAAAACAATAATCACAATCGGAACCAGTATACTTGGCGTAATGATCGCAGGTATTATAACTCTATTAGCAACCCATTTCAAATAAAAATATGCGAATCGTAGAACTCTTAAATAACGTTACACTACCTATTACCAACGAAGAAGCAGAAGTGTTGGACTTGTTAAATGACCGCAAGGAAATACGCAAGGGTGAATTAGATGCTCGCCAACAGATTATGGCAAATCATTTGGTCAATAAGGATGTGTTATACAGAGTCAACGAAAATGGTCACATCAGCTACAAAAAAAGAATACGCTAAACAAGCACGAGACGTAATAGAACTCACCGCCAGATTCCTTGGCGAATGGACTGAACAACAAGTCCAGCATATTGCAATAACAAAACAAACCCCTTATATCTGGCCTTTAGGCAATAGCGGATATGCTATCGGAAATCAGCGTGTCCTATCAGATCACGGGTACTGGCAGTTACAAAATTCAGTACACGAAAGAGTGCACATATTCGACAACAAACTCAGTGCAATATTCTATTGCCTTTGCGAACAAAAGGGCTATACCAAGCTATCAGAATCCATCAAATCTGCAGATGCAGAAGTTATGAAGTTTAAAAACGATGTGATTCACTACGAAGCCAGTATGGAGCGGGCAATTAAATCCCGAAAATCGGATAGCATAAATATTTGGAGTGCACGATTGTTTGATGCTAGATTACGCCTTAAAACCGCGAATAATCATTTGAAGAAATCTTTAACAAGTGCTAAATATATAAAATATTGGGAATAATAACACCATGCGATTATCAGAAATGACACACCAGCCTAGAGCTAACAAAATTAACAAAGTAGTTGAAAGCCGCTTTGGATTTAAAATAGATTATGAGAACCTAACGTTCAAGAAAGCCTACACGTTAGCAAAAGGAATTACAGAGAGCCTTAACCAAGTTAAGCGTTCGCACAGTGCTCACATGATTCAACAAAATCCTAAATATATGGAATTGTTGATGGTGCGTGAAAGTTTGAATCGTTGGATGGTAGAGAATAAGCAACAACTTATTACAGAGAGTGAGATGGCCAAAGCAGAAGCAACATTGGCCGCGAAAGATATGGTTGATAGCATTCAAGACATGCTAGAGAAGATTGGTAAAATGCAGAACGAACAATTGCCTGCGCTCCTAGATACAATCCGTGACCAAATAGGTGAGCAACAAGCAGAAGCTTTCAAAGGATCTGTGACACCATTACTACAACAACTATGGCAACAACTAAGCGATGGTCGTTCAAGTGCTGACAATGCAGCACGTGCATTAACTGGCGAAGCTACCCCGGACATGAGTATGGGCGGTATGCCAGCTGGTGACATGGGCGGTATGCCTCCAGAGCCTAATGCGGCAATTCCGCAACCAGGTGGTGAAGAGGGTGATGCATTTAGTGCAACAGATGCTGCCGCAGGTGGTGCAGAGGAACTAGGCAGAGATCGTAGATAATGCGTTATAGAGAATTTGCAAGACAAATAAATGAAGGTCCTTTGGACAGTCCCGAGGACATTTCAAACTATGATGACGTAAGCTCACATGTTGAAGATGATGCTGATCATGAGTCATGGGCTACACTAGCAGATGTATTACGTAGAGTGCAGGCAAATAGTGAACACGCAAGTATCCCAAAGATTTCTGTTCCCGCTTTGGTTAATATGGTTAAAAACGCAGGCTCGGAAGCGTTCAACAAAGACATATTAGAAAAAGCCAAAAAAGTAAACAACGCAAAGGGACATCCTGCGTTGGAATATATTCAAAGTACAATTGATAAAATTGAA